GAATAGGGGGATGGGGCGCCTTTGGCGCTGTCAACCTTGAGCCTGCGAAGGGTTGCAGTGCTGCTCAATGATTCGATGGTCTGTTTGGTGTTTGTTAAAACACGCAAAACGCAGACAGAGCTATCCTTAGAAAATCTTTCGCTTGCACGTAACTGCCCGGCCACTTCGCAACGCACTTCGTTTGTTTTGCTTGTTGGGGGCTTGTCATCTTGTAGCGAATTCTGTTCCTTCGGAACACAGCCGTAGTCCGCTTCGCTTCCTACGTCTGCGCTTTCGCTTCGCTTTAGCGAACTCTGCGCATCAAACAATCCGTTCAAATCCACAATCAATCCCAATTCCAATTGCTCGCCGTAAGCTCGACGTTCCAAACGTTCCGTTCTGTCTCTCACAACTAATCCGGTTCCCTTCCACACAATAGTTTACAGTTTAGTTTTAGTCGATATTTAGTCCTGTTTTGGAACCCTGTTTGCGCAAAAGAATGGAAATATTCGAATACTTTTTCAAAAGAACTAAAAGTAGCCTGCTTGATGAAACACCGTGTACAGCACTCTCACAGTGATACAGAGGCTCAGGAACGCTAGTATGCAAATGACGATTGTATAACGATTAAACATTTGAATACCTATTTGAAAAAAAAGTAATAAAAAAGGAGGCCGAAGCCTCCCTCTTTGTGCAACACGACTCAGAACGACCGACAGGTAACGAGCTTATCAAACAGTTCGAGAATATCGGCATTTGGGTCGAATGGTTTTGGTACGTTTTTAATGCATTCGCGGCAATCAACCCACTGATGTTTGTCGCAACGATTTGCCGGAATAGGGCACGGGTCAGCATCCATCAAAAGACGTTCGCAAACCAGCTTAATCATTTCAACAATTTGTGGATCGGTAATCGAATAATTGCAACCGGTTTGCCCGGAATCAATATTGATATTTGCAGTCGGTGCTGGAATTGGATTTGTGCAAGCCTCTTCCTTCGGTACGACTACGGCGCCAACCGGTTGTTCAAGTGGCGTAGCAGTTTCAGCCGGTGCCGCACCTTCAAAAACGTCATTGCCGTTAATGTTGATACGGATTTTTTCAGGGGCGCCGTACGTGCGAACGCAAACGCTGGTGCCATCGTCGCGCACGAATGTCGAAACATCCGCAGCCGTAGCGTGGTGGCCGTGTTTAGTGTGCTTGGCGTGTTGCGTGTGCGCTTGTTTTTTCTTGTGGTGAATTGCGAGACGTGCAGTGATTTCTTTTTTCACTTTGTCCCATTCGGTTGCAAAGTGTTTGCTGTCTTTGCGTGCGATTGCGTCGGCCAGTTTGTCACCAGTGTCGCGGCTCAGGAAAGGCATAATCATCCGCAACATTGCAGAACGTTTGCCGTCTCCTTTACGGTTGCGCGCCAGTGCAATCATGTTGGCCGCAATTGTTAATTCTCTCATTGCTCGCCCTCTTCCTCTTCACGGCTGAAATCAGAAACGTACACCGTTACCAATTCCACATCCGGGCCGTCTTGTACGTCAACCAGTTCCGCGTCTACCGATTCCAGTGTGGCAATCACAGCGCCAACAGGTTCGGTTACTGCCGCGTTGAACATTTGCACAAGCGCTGTCATGTCGTCCATGGTTGGCTGAATATTTTCATCAACCAGAATATGCAGCACACGACGTTTGCCTTTTTGTACGTGGCCGTCTTCGAATGCATCGGCAGGCGAAAAAGATTCGTAGCCGTTGCTGTAGCGCACGTAGTAGCCATCAAGATATGGGCCATGTTTTTCCATGTAGCCGTCAGAAACAACAGCGCTGAATTCGCCGGTTTCGTCAGTCAAAACATATTCCGTGTGCATCGCGGAAAACATGATATCGACTCTGCCGTCCGAGCGTGGCACTTTTACTTCTTGCGGTTCCAGCACATTACCATCGGCGGTGCCGCGTGGCTGTGCAACGATGTTTGCGATCTTGAAACCTTCGACGGTTTTGTGTGAAGTCCATTGAGGCAATTGCATGTTCAAATCTCCGCTTCGTTTTTGAGTAGTTTGTAATTCATTTGCAGCGTGCAGCCTTCGTAGCCACCGGACGTAAACCACGGCTCGCCAATTTCGAACCAGTCTTGTGCGCTGTTAATTGCGGACGCCCAATATTGCAAATCGACAGGCATCAAACTGACCTTGCCTTCGCACGGACGATCCAGATAAACGTACAAAACTTTTGAAGCCATCGCGACTTTGACCAAATCTTCTGCGCCAATCCACGAACTCATCGACGGCAGTTTCAGAATTTCAGATTTGATTGCACTGCATACGGTTGCAGTTGCGGCCACGAGTGCAATTTGCAATTCCTCATCCAGCCAACCTTTTGCAACGTTGGTGATTTCGCCAACGGTATGACCGCGTACGACGTTTACCGCTTCGTCTTTGCGTGTGGAAATCAGTGTGTCAGTGATTACGGTTTCTGCATTGTCGTCGTGCAGATACAGGCGTTGAATTTTCATCGCAGGCGATACCCTCGGGCAATGTGAATCAGTGGTTCGGTTGGCTGTAGAACGCGGGCATTACAAACCCATTCCAAACGGCGTTGGTCAGCAGTGATTTTTCGTTCCTTGTCGTGGATTTTCAGAAAGAGCCGACGTTCGGGAATGGCAACAATGTCGCCCTCGTTTACGTCTTGCACTTCCGGCCCCAAAACAATTGGAATGTCTGCCATCGTTTGCAAACGGTCGTAGTTGAGCACGGTGTTTTCACCGCCGATGTTTGCATTCAAACGTTCGATACCCAAATCGAATTCGAAAATCACGTGGGTAAAACGTGGGGCCTTCACACGGAATTCCATCGTGCGACCGGCGTACCTACGCAACTCATCAATTTTCAGTTCGTTGTTTTCGTCATTCAGTGGGCGATCATGCAGAACTTTCAAATCTTCACGCACGCTGAATGTGACGGCTTTGAAATAACGAGGCACAACCAATTGGAACGATACGAAACCGTCACCACGTTCCTGCACAAATGCATGCGGGGCGCTGGTGGAATCGACTGTGTAGCCGCTGACGTTTTCCATATCGTAATTGGTAAACATCGTGCGCTGCATGCCGTACGCTTTGTATCCGGGCTGGCGCAAAGTTCGATAGCAAATGCCGCAGTTTACGCTGCCTTGCATTAGGGCATCATCGTAAATGTCATCGTCCGGTTCGGAAATGCCCATAAGGCCGTCATCCATTCCGCCGCTGACATTGATTACATCGTCATTCATGATTTTGTCGGAAAGAGACGAACCGAAAATATCGTCGTCTTGCAAATCCAATTCAAAACCTTCGTTGGAGCGATCTGCATCAGGAATAACCGGTGCCATATTCGAACCGGGTGCACGCGGCACATTGGTCATACAGCAAGTGCATGGCCGTCCGATCAAACGGTTTACCTGATACAGCGTGACCTTGACCGCATCGACGGCCAAAGAGTTTTGCACTTGATTGTTAAAGGCCACAACGGTTTCAGTTAACCGGGCTTGGGCCTGTTTGTGCGTGATGTTTCGCGCATTCTTGCGCGGGTTGTTTCTTGGGCCGCGTTTAATAGTCATGTGTCCTCCGTTCCTTTTAAATTACGCGGGGAAAACTGAGAATGCGGATTGTAATTAAGTAGTATACGGACAGGAGTTCAACCCATGGCACGCCGCAAAAAGAAAGAAACAAAGGTGCAAGCGCCACAACTCGAATTCAAACGCAAGAAGCTGAAACGCAAATTCCCCGATTCGATCATTGTTACCGGTCAGGATATGGGAACAAAGAATTACGCCGTAACCCAAATCGAAGCATGGGTACGCGATGGTCGATTGAAATTCCGTGTAATCGGTTCCAAAATGATGGAATGCCTGATTCACGACGTGAAGGTTGCACAAAACGAATGCGCTTTGTTTGTTGACGAATACAAAGCATTGCCGCCAGCCGATCACATTGCCGCAGAACGTTATCAGTCGCGGCCCGGTGGTTCCACTGGTTCCACTGTTGAAGCCATTTCGATGATGTTGGGCGTTATGATGATGATTCATCCTGATACGCCAATCGAATACTACACCGCTGCAACGTGGAAAAACGCTTTCAACCGTACGCAGGCTGATTTGAAGTCGATGTATGAAGACTTGAAACAAAAATACAAAGGTATGGGAATTGTAATTCACCAGATAGACAGTTTCCTCATTGCCCTTTACCACGCCGCAAAAGTTTTGGGTGTTCCGCCATACGATTTCGTTGAAAGTTATCGCGACGAAGAAAGGCTTTTTAATGTTTTGGCAAACGCCCCAACTTTGTAAAAAATGTAAATAAACAGGGCAACTTACAGTATCTTTTGAGGATGCCCACCATGACAAACATTGTGCAAAGCCGGGGCGGTTCCATGGTCAAAACTGACCTTGATCGTTCCGCATTTACCGTTCGCAGTTCCGATCCAGCGTGGACGAAAGCCATTCAAAACAACGCTCGCTATTTCTCTTTGGATTTGGCAAAGCGTAACATTGAGCGGCAACGTCAGTTTGCTTTGACTATCGGCGTTACAGAAACTTTGATGAACATTGCAGACCTTGCGCGTTTAGCCGAAGCAACCGCCGTTCCCGACGAATTGATTATTGAAACGTGGGATGCGGTAGGGCGTTTGGCTTCGCGTCGGATTTTGCGAGATTTGCAATTCCAATTTAGTGGTAACGGCTACGCTGCATTTGCCAATCACGAAGTCCCGGTCGTGAAGCTGATGTACGATTGCACCTTGGCCGAATCAGAATATATGCAGGTACAGGTTTGAACAAATGCCAGCAGTGTCCGTTGGTTGACGACTACCGATTTAAATCATCGTGCCGTGTAGAAAGTTGCAAATACTTCACGGAAAAAACCAAGCATAAATGCATGGCGATTGATACGGTGTTCTCTTCCTCGGACAAAGGCGCTACTGACGCAGAGTTACGGTTTCTGAAACTACCGGATTGCTCGAAGCGTGAAGTTTTTGTTCTACGCCGTGAAGCACAAGATGCAGTAACCGCGATCCTCGCGCTGTATCAAGCTGCACGGATTTGTCGCGAAGAAATGAACGACGACATTTTCCCCACCGAAACGCCTGTCATGAACAAAGTGTTGAAACACCCGCTATTCCATGACCCTGATTTGGGGCTAGAGTCGTGGATGGTGGAATACTTGTTCAGCAAAAAATTCATGAAGCGATTCAACAACCCGAAAATTCACGTGCTTTTCGACGTGACCGATAAAGAACTTGAACAATCCTACCCTAGTGGAGTGTAACCCATGCTACCTCGTAAAAATGCTGCTCTGATGCGTCGTATGACTGTGATGGAAGCGCTGGCCGATCCAAGCCCGCACCTGTTCATCATGAACCGCGTACAGGAAGACCCGAAACTGGTCGCCGGTAATATCAACCTCAACGTGAAATCCGACGACGGTGGTATGACCGTTATCGTAATTCCGTCCACGTTCATTCCGGTGGATATGTCGCTGTTTATCAGCAAAGAAAACCTGCTGAAAAATCAGGCGTTCCGTCGTCTCGATGCTGCTGACAAAATTTCGATCATTCACCCGGAAGATGCGCAAAACGCAATCGCGTCGAATCCGCGTGCACAGAAAGAAGTGAAGCGCATCCTGAACATCAACAGCGCACACGGCGGTCGTACCAACAACGACGGCCCTGAAATGATCGAAATGAAAGCACGTGAAGGCGCCAGCGGTGATACCGATCTGACTCCGCTGCAAAACGTGAATCCGTTCGCAATCGGTATCGTGCAGCGTGCACAAACCGAAGACGTTGCCGACCTGATGGCCGATATCGAATCGCGTGCGCATACGCTGGAAATTTCCGATCTGGAATACATCGCTTCGCACGTCGAAGACGCATCGCTCAAGACGTTCATTGTTGACCTCGTGTCCGGCAACTGATACGAATTTTGAGCCAAAAAAAAGGCCCGTTTCCAATTAAGGATTCGGGCCTTTTTTCGTTTCTGCATCATGTGTTGTAGTTCAAGCGTCCGCTTACCCAGTATTCCCCGAAGCGTGCACGCTCTTGAATGAACTCACGCATGTGCTTAACCTGAAACGTGTGATTTTTCTTTTGATCCGTGCCAGCATTCAAGCTGCCGATTAGTTGGGAGAGGAATGAAATGGAACGGTTTATTTCATTTGCAATCACGAACGCTTGCAGCACGGTGAGGTGACGACCAGTGAACGACGTGTCGCGGTAATCCAGTTGGTGCAGAGGTAGGAACGTATGGTTGATATGCCGAATCATTTTCTCTTCGACGTTCGCCAACCCTTCCAGATTTTTGTAGTCTTCATCGTTGCACATTTCAAGCGTGCTCATGCTGCTTTCCTCTTTGTCTTCGCGACTTTAGTTTTCTTTTTGAGCTTCTTTTCTTTTGGCGGGCACCCGCAAACAATCTCTTTCACCTTGTCGATGATTTTCTGGTCTGCTGAATCCGGGTCACACTTGATGAGGTTGCCATCTGCGTCTTTCTTGCGTGGCAGTTTCAATTCCTCAAAATCAATCTGACCTTTGCAGAACGATTCAATCAGGTTGACCATGCCACTACCAGAACGGTCGTTATCCGCCAGCGTGTAAATCTTTTTGATCCCCAGTCCCATAAGAAGCATCAGTTTTTTCTTATTGAACATTTTGGAACCGAGGATTGCGCATGCTGGAATTTTGTTGAGCGCCAGCCGTAGCCAGTCACGCGGGCCTTCCACCAGTACGATTGAATCGCAACCAAACAATTCATATTTGCGTACGAAATCGTAACCGAGCAAACCATAATTCAAAACCCAGTCGCCATTGGTGTTCACATACGACGGGCCATTCTTTGGTTTTTCCCACAAAGCTTTCACGCCGCCACGGTATCTGCCATTAATGTAAACAGGTAGTACCAGCATCAATTCATCCCGGCCTTTATCGTCGTACATGTAGCCTTCGACGCGTGAAATCATTGTGCCCGGATAATCACGCCACTCTCTATCTTTCGGCCATGGCATAACTGACTTGCCGACTTCCTCGAACAACCGCGCTTTCGTATGGTTGTTTGTATTCTCAAATTCTTTTCTGTATTTGTTGGCACGGCTCAACGTACCTTCGGTGGTGCCCTTGAACTGTTGCCACTCTTTGATTTGTTGCAGGCCAAGCTTTTCGGCCAACGTGTTCCATTGCCCTTTTGCAGGACAACCGAAACACATGAATGTGCCGATGTTTACCTTTGCCTCGTAACTCATGTTAACGCTGCACGACGGCGTTCTTTCATCATGGAACGGACAGCAAATAAATACGTTTGTATTCGTGCGCTTTTTTCGACCGGGGATTTTTTCAATCTCGCCAGTAATGATCGAGAAGGCGTCTTCCATTTTGGGAACCTCGATATCAATTTAACAATGTACCCTTTACAGTTTACGAGCCGTAGGAAGAGCGCCCGTGTTTAAGAACATTGCAGCCAAAATAAAGGCAGACCGACGGTTCACTCATGTGGAATCACACATGGGTCGGGTATACGCAGAAGTAATGGAATCCGTAATCTACACTCCGAATGGACGCGGCCCCGAATACCGTCCATCCTCGTTTCCAATTTGTCCAATTCTCGTGCACATGCAATTCATGAAAGCGGCGGTTGACGGATTTTATGAAAGCAATATGCATGCGGGTGGTGGCTATTTCACAACGGTTGGAACCGCAGCACACGAAAACATTCAATATTACATGGGCACAACTGGAAAAGTTTACGGCCACTGGAAATGCCGTAACAACAAATGCCAGAAGCACCACGACGCCCGTGATTTGTACGATGAGAAGGGCAAGATCATTCGCCCCGGAATTCTCACAAGACAGCACACCACGAAAAACACATGCCCGTCGTGCAAAGTCGCGATGGAATATGTGGAAATCTGCATTGACTATAACGGCCTGAAAGGACACATCGACTGCATCTATAAAATGCCGGATGGTTCCTATTGGGTGCTTGACTACAAAACCAGCACGAAGGGCCTAATCAAGGGCAACAAATTGCCGAAGCGTGAACACTTGATGCAGGTGCCGACCTACTGCTATGTGCTTGAGAAAAAGTACAAGATGAAAATCTCCGGGTTTTCTCTTTTGTACCTTAGCCGCGATAACCCATTTGAATTCCGCGAATACGCCGAACAGTGGGGGCCACGTCGCCGCGACGAAATACGCGATCTGATTAAGAATCAGAAAAAGATTTATCGTGCTGCTGTGAACAGCTTTATCCAAGACAAGCCTGAGCTTGCTATGAAATGCAAGCCGTGCCAAGTGCCAGACGATTACGAACGTTTGATGCCCGCGTACGAAGACTGTCCGATGGAAAAAGTGTGTTTCAGTAAAAAGCTTTTGAAAGAAGTCATGCACCACGGCTTGCCTGCCGACCGTCTGATTAGCGTTCTCGACATGACCAACAACATGAAGAATTACGTTGAAGATGAAGACATGCCGCGTGTGAAAAAGAAAAAGCTCAAAGACCCGATCAAGAAACTAAAATCGCAGAAGAGGCTTACCAAACAATGAAAATTCATATCAGCATGCGTGGTGAAAAAGGCGTAGCAGGTTCCGTCTACAGCACCGCAGATATGGCCGCTGCCGAACAAGGCGAACCGAGCGACGAAGAGTTGGCGGAACGCGATAAGGAAGAGGCTGCGCGCCAAGAACAGAAAGCGGACAAGGATCGAAAAGAGGCTGCGAAAAAACAAGCTGAAAAAGCTACGAAGCCTCAACAGACTCCGGCTGAAAAAGGCGAGTCCGCAGAAACCGAAGACGATTCCGAAGAGGAAGAGGAACCGGACGAAGAAGAATCCGAAGACGACGATTCCGAAGAGTCAGAAGATGATGAATCCGAAGACGATGAAGAAGAATCCGAGGATGACGAAGAGGAATCAGAAGACGACGATGAAGAGGCTACCGCTTCCGATAACGTTTTCATGAAAGATGAATTCCGCGACAAAGCACCGATTTCGCCAGAAGGCGTTCCGGGTTTTGAACCGGCAGAGGTTGCGAAAAAAGCTGCGCAGGAAGAGGAATTGAATGCACAGCAGGACGATCCAAATGCAAAAATGGAAAGGCCGAAAGCTGACACGGTAAAAGACGTAGCGACCGCCGCTGACGCTGAATTCGAAGCGACTGCATCGGCCTATTACGAATCGCTGCCGTATCAAGATGTATTGCCTCAAAAATCCAATCAATAAAACGATGTAAAAAGAACCGTGTATGGGGAAACCTGTACGCGGTTTTTTCGTATGGTGGGAAAACTGTAAACATCTTGTATACGTCTGGAGATTTGCCATGCTGAAAGATTTGCAGAACGCACAAGACATTGATCGTAACGATGTATTCCGCAAAAGTTTTAATTCGACCGTAGCCAATTTCAAACCGGATACGCGGGTACGTTCGAAGAGTTTCAAACACCAGCATTATCATGTTGAGGAATTGCACGGCGACCGCTACCTTGCGTGTGTGACACATGAAAGCGGCGCAGTATTGGTTGAGACGAATGCAAAAGCTTCGAAAAAATCAATGATTGCGATTTCATGTATCGACATGTCAATTTATGCAGAAGCGTTGGCCGAAGGGCGTGAACAAATCAAGCGCCACGTCAAAGCGAAAAAGGGGAAGGCCGCATGAGCTTTGTAAAACTCGAAGAATTCTTCGACGGAGACTCGCCCGCCTACATCATCAACAGTCGTGAAGATTACAACGCGGCTTTCGCGGACTTCAACACTAACGAAGTTGAGTTTCGCGGATACCGCCGTGTGAACAGTCAACCACTGCACGCAAGATGGGATCAATACCCGGCACTCGTAATCTTTAACTTCGACCGTGGCGGCGTTCACATTTATCATGAGTGCATCGCGCTCGCCGAAATCGACCGGGCACGCGCTGAGTTGGAAAAATCCACGCATTGAGAATTGAGAAAATCAGATGGCTAAGAAAACGGCAGAGGCCGAAGGCAAGAAGTTAAAGAAAACGAAGGTTGCAGATGGCGTAGAAAAAGCCACGAAGAAAAAGAGCGCGAGCCAAGAAGGTTTTGAAATTGCCGAAGGTTTGGACGGCATTCGAAAAACGCCTACGGTTTATTTGGGTGAACTCGGTTCCCCGATGGCGTATCGCTGTGTGAAAGAAGCCGTAGATAACGCATACGACGAATACATCGCCGAACGCAACAAAGTTATCGAAGTGGTTTTGGATTACGATACCGAAACCTACATCGTTGCGGATCAGGCTGGCGGTATCCCGACCGATATGAAGTCTTTGAAGTCGGGCGAAAAAATCAGCATCATGACCGCTGCGTATACGAAGACGCACGCGGGTGCGAAATTCAACGACAAGGCTTACAAAACTTCCGCAGGTACGCACGGTATCGGTATGGCGGCAGTGAACGCGGTTTGCGATAAAATGCAGGCGTGGACAACGTACAAAGGCAAGCTGTCGTATCAGAGTTATTCGAAAGGCGAAATCACGTCCAAAGGCCCGCATCCAATTGTTGTGAAGGCCGTTGATAAAAACGTGATGGGCCATCTGAAAGACAAGCTGAAAAAATACGGCACCATCGTGACCATGCATCTGGATCAGGAAGTGGTCAGTGAAGATGCAAAACGCGGTAAGAAATTGCCGAAAGATTTTGTGCGTGCCGTGCCGGTTGCCTCCGAAGTACAAACGTGGCTGCATAACGTTGCGTTGTTGAACCCCGGTCTGGAAATTCGATTTACAACCATCCGTGACAAAAAGCGCGATGAGCACGTGTTCATCAACAAGAAAGATTTGTCGTACGTTCCCAAATTCATGTGTGAACAACGTGAACTGGGCACGATGGGTAAACCGTTCACGTTCAAATCTGACAACATCACATGCACGATTATCTGGTCGGATCACACCGATGCAGAAAACTTCCTGACATTCGTGAACACTTCGCCTACTGCTGACGGCGGTTGGCACGTTACCGGTTTTACTGCTGCGCTTTCGTCGGCCATCAAAAAAGCTGTGCCGGAAAAGAAAACCAAAGGTAAATCCGCAGGCCAAGGTTTCACAGGCGCCGATTTGCTGATTGGTTTGACCGGTATGTTTGACTGGCGTATGCACGGCGCCGCGTACACCTCGCAGGTGAAAGATAAACTCACCTCGAAAGTGGACAAAGAAGTTTACGACGCGCTGCTGCCTGAGCTTGAGAAATATTTCGCTGCAAACCCAAGCGTTGCGAAAAATATCATCAAGCGTGCACAAGCAATCACCAAAGGTCGTTTGGAATTGGCGGCAGTCGTCAAATCCATGGCCGAAGTGAAAAAGAAAGGCAAAGGCAACGTGCTGCCCGCTGCGCTTGCTGCATCTGAGCCATCTTGCAAACCTGAGCACCGCGAATTGTTTATCGTGGAAGGGGATTCTGCAAAAGGCCCAAGCGTAAACGCCCGTGATAAAAAATATCAGGAAGTTCTGGCCGCATCTGGTAAGCCGTTGAACGCCCTGACTGCACCGCTCGCAAAAGTATTGGCGCACAAAGAAATCGGTCACATGCTGCTGGCCCTCGGCGCGGATTTGAAGACGCTTGATCCAAAAGCTGAGAACCCGAAAATCTGTGTCGATAAATTGCGCGTTGCAAATATCATTTTCCTTGTTGACCCTGACCCGGACGGCGGACACATCGCCGTACTGTTCATGGCTGCACTGTTCCGCCTGATGCCTGATTTGTTCAAAGAAGGTCGCGTGTGGTGTGTGCAGGCTCCGCTCTATGCAGCGTTGCACGACAAAAAGATTTACGGCGGTATGACTTTCGCAGAATGTCGCGCCCTCGCACCGAAATCTGTAAAGGACGGACAAATCGTTCGCATCAAAGGTTGGGGAGAGGTAAACGAAACCTACGTCGGCCCAATCGCGTTCGAACCAACACAGCGCAAATTGATTCAAATTGCTGCATTCGAAACGGTTGAGCAAGAACGTTTCTTCCGTGGCGTTGTGGCCGAAGACGCTGTACACCGTCGCCGTCTGCTGGGGCTGGATGACTGATGACTAAATACGCTGCGTTGGTTTATGCTGCTGAGAGCATTGCCGACGAATTGTGCTGCGAATATCATTTGCGAATTGGCGATGGCCCAACCGGCATGCGTGGCGCTCGTTATTTTGATAGCGATAAAAGCGCTGTCGAAGCGTTGCGCAAAGTGCAGGCTGAAATCGAAGACTGGCGGCGTAAAATCTCGCTGCTGAGTATTGACGACGAAGCCAAACGCATCTGCGCCGAGTTGGGAATTTCCACACACCCGGAAACCTTCGGGAAAAGGATTGTGAAATGACGGCTAAGAAAACCAAAGAGGTCGCGGTATCGAAATCGAAGCCGCCGAAGACCACGAAGAAACTGAAAAAAGCGGATAAGGAAATTGTGCGTGCGATTATCAAAATCGAACCACGCTATCCGCTGAAAACGCAAGACACGCAAGAACAAACGCTGGCATCTTTTACCGAAGGCGCATTGCGCACGTACGGTTCGTATGTGGTTGAACAGCGAGCGGTTCCCGATTTCCGTGACGGTTTGAAACCTGTGCACCGTGCGGTTCTCTGGTCGCTTTCTGGTCTAGGTTTGCGCAGTGATAAACCATTCAAGAAATCCGCACGTACTGTTGGTGACGCCATCGGTAAATATCACCCGCACGGTGATAGCGCGGCATACGATGCAATGGTGACAATCACAAACACGGTGCCGCCGTTCGTTGATGGTCAAGGTGGTTTCGGTTCGCCGTCCACCCCTGCATCGGCACAACGTTACACCGAAGCGCGCATGTCGAAATTTGCCGACACGTTTTTGCTCGACCCGGATTATTTGAAAGTCGTTCCGTACGAACAAAACTTTTCCAACGACGATCAACTTCCACTGTATCTGCCTGCGCTGTTGCCAGCACTGTTTTTCATCACCAACATTCCGGCCCCGGCCTACGGTGTGAAAGCGGGCAACCCTGCATTCAGTATGAAATCCATTTCCGACGTGGTTATTTCCATGTTGAAGGGGAAAGAGTACAGCGCGAAGAAACTCTGCGACACGTTGCAGATTTATCATCCGTTCGGTTGCATCGACGTTTCGAAAGACGAAGACATTTTGGAAATGATGACGACCGGCAAGGGCAAGGTGACATACGCCCCGATGATCGAAACTGACATTCCAAAGCGTACCATTTATTTGCGTACGCACGTGCCGACCACATTGGCATCGGATGAAAGCATTAACAAAACGTTGGCGAAAATCGCAGATATCGACGGCGTGAAAATGGCGTACAACTCGCCGGGTAAGAAGGACAAGATGGCAGGCCCGTTTGGTGCACTGTCCACCGTGGTATGTCCGAAAAATCTGGACGAAGATCGCTTCGACGAAATTTGTCACAAGATCGACAATATTCTGCGTTCGTCTGTGACCTATCGTCTCGGTGTAACCATTCGCCGGAAAGATGCGCCGAACGAATTCAAGTATCTGGACTACGTGTCGTATTTCAAAGCGTGGATCAATTACCGCATCAAACTGGAAGAGCGGTTGATCGCGTACAAGCTGGACTACAACGAAACAGCACTGCACCTCAACGAAGTGTACCTGTTTGCGATTTCCAATCTGCAAGAATTGTTGAAAATTCTGCCGAAGATTCTGTCAGCAGAAGACCCGGACGCAAAACTGGCTAAGCACTTCAAGATTCCAGTAGAAGATGCCAAGATTATTCTGGATCGGAAAATCCGCCAACTGTCGAAGATGGACGGCGATACCCTGCGCGACAAGATCAAGAATTTCAAAGCCGAAATCAAACAATTGAAAGCGGATGCCAAAGAACCGGGGCTGCGTGCTGCGCGTGATACCGAAGCGCGTGTCAAAGCCTACCTCAAGAAACCTGATATCACGCAACCGGGATTGCCAATCCTGATGGCGTAAGTGAGTGCGTATGTACGTACACGATAATGGACGTATTGTTTCAGTGGACGGTGTTCGTTCGCTGGCTGGCGTTGAAGACTCTGAAATCATTTTGAGAGAAGGGTTCGGAAATAAAAATGTGAAGTTTGAACACAGCTTGTATTCAGACCAGTTTCCTCACATTTGTCATAACGTCTATCGTGTTGCGGGCACACGCGCAGAAATTCACTTCCGCACAACAAAACCCGTGACCTGCACCCACGCCTTTTCACTCAATGGAAGGCGTTACGAATTGGAGTATGCAGGCACGTTGCATGTTAGTGATTTTGAGGGGCGCATGGTAAAACTGAGTGGCGGCGTGGTCTATGTCGGCTTCGGCGCCAACTCACTCTATCTGCCAATCGACTTTGGAGAATGACATGGGCGTTTACGTTCACAATTCTGACCTTGATTTCAACACGGTGATTTACTGTTTCATGCGTGCATATCATTTGCCTACGCTTGAGGGACAGGAATTGCCGCTGCAAGATACGTGGTTCATCGTCCCGGCTGTTCAATATGGCCCGGTTGTTAATCTGGTCAATGCGAATATCGAAGCCAGCGCCTTGACCATGATCGACGCGGGCGGTCGTACTGTGCGTGGCAGTCGGATCAATCCGAACATTGCCGCAGCGCTGACCAAACATGAAATCGCACAAATCGAAAAAGAAGCGTTCGACATTCCCCTGTGGGAAAAAACGAATCAGAAATCTTTTCCGTACGACACCATGTTCGACAAAGTGAGCATGACTGCGCGACTCAACGAAAGCGGTTTGACCAAACAAGATATTTTGAGTCAGACCACATCCAACATCCTCTACAACGAAATCCGTACAAAGGTGCGCAACCGTCCACCGTGCACCACTTGCGGCAAAGGTAAAACTCGATGAATACCCCGTTCGAACAATTGATTGACGCACCCGATCTGACCCCGTACGACGTTCTGCGCAAATTGCTGGGCGTTGACCAAATCACAATCGGCGCTGTGCACGAGAATTTCATTAACACTCGTGTTCCGCATATGGTTGTGGCGCGTGTTCATCTTACTTTCCCGCAATTGGTTAATGGTGAAATGCCAGCGGCTGAAACCATTCTGACCGAGGAAGGTGTACAGCGCCGTTACAACGATGGTTCGGCTATTTGCGAATTCATCGACCACGTTTTGGTTCAAGATCACCCGGCAGACAAACGTTTCATCCTGCGCCATCTGGAACAGCTTTGCCTGCGTTATGGTTTGAATCAATCGACCTGCATTGGTTTCGGGCACGACGTTATTTATTCGCGTGGCAAACTGCCTGAAAACTACAAAGCATTCGACAATACCCTGTACATTCCACCATTGACCGGTGAATGGGCAATCGTGAGCAAAGGCTCGCGTTAAAAACTGTAAAGAATGGTGGTAGCGAATAATAAAACTGCCACCATTTCAAACATTCACTATGGACACAACCATGAGCAAAGAAAACACGCGAATTCTGCACGGTTTGATGACTGACATGCAGTTGGCGTATTACTGGGCTTTCCTGTTTGACGCAAAAGGCGAACCACGGGAAATCACCGAAGACACCATGGAAACGATTGAAGCAGGCGCCACCCGTGCTTGTAAAAGCGTTGCATTGCGTGCAATCAAAAACAAAACCATTCCTAAGCGTATGTACGTTTACGCGAATGCTTTTGCAGTACACACCACACCGATGGAAGTGGTAGATAAAACTTACCATCTGTACACACTCGAAAATACCGAGGCTACCGATGAGAGTCTGGATAAATCGGCGTAACGACGAACTGCTGTACGATGACGGTAAGAAATGCTTCACCCGCCCGCTGAGTGCGCTGCACCTGAACTACAACGAACGTTCTAAAACTGAACGTGCTAATTTTGTAGAACGATGGCACAAAGAGAACAACGGCGCGGAAGTGACGTTCGACGGTCAACCTTGGCCGTGGGATAAAAATCACAAAGTCCATATGCGGGATTTCGAAAGGACATATTCCTTTTGGATTTACGCCCCTCTGACTCGACACAGAATACCGACGTATCTGATCGAAACACTGGCTGGCGAAATTCTAATCCTGCAAATTTATTCCCGCACCGACAAAGCTGGACGCCATCGCGCCCACGTCCGTATTCGTGAACGAGGGTTTGACGACACACCGTCATTTCTAATTCTGGATCACTAGCGGGAGAACCGATCATGTACGTTACTCGACACACGCGAAGCAGAACAAACGGCGAAAGTTTTTTGTCTTCGTTTCATGCAGGTACAGGCGATGCGTTCACAATGACGTTGAAGCTGCTGACTTGTCGTGAGCCGAAAGAGGTTCGCACGTGGCGTAACTACACGATCATTGCACCACCGAAGCACACCGACGCCGTTATTGAAATCTTGAAAAATGACGTAGCGAAATCGCACGTAGCATTTGGTGAGATTGACGGCACCTATTTCGTGGCTGCTCCCTACAATCGGGAACGGCTGGTTCAAAACTTGATACGTAGCTCGAAAAAATTCCGTGAAGCTCACAGAGGCACGCGGCTGATCCTTGATGAAAGCGATTTGCTAAATGTCCCTCGTGAATTTCCAAAGGATCGAGCCTACAAGGACGACGAATGAGCACGCTGCTTTCCGTTGACGGCACCAACGCCATGTATCGCGCACACTACGCGACTGACAAACGCCCGATGCATGACAAAAAAGGAACGCCAACGAATGCTGTCGTCGGTTTCTTTTCGATCCTGTTGAAACAAATTCGCGAAGTGAACGCGAAACACTGTGTCGTTGTGTTCGACGTACACGGTAAAAATTTCCGCCACGAGATTTATCCTGAATACAAGGGCACTCGTGACAAAAAGCCTGAGATTGTTGCGGCCATCGACGCGCAGATTCCAATCGTAATTAAGCTGTTACAGGCTTACGGAATCACCATCGTTGGTAAACGCGGTATTGAAGGCGACGACATTATTGGCGGCGTTGCTGTCAATCACGACGGCCCCGCTTATATCCTTTCATCGGATAAAGATTTCGCAGCGCTTTTGGTAAACAAGCATGTGAAACTGATTAACCCGAACAAAGGAATCGTCACTCGCAAAAACTGTAAAGATATATTCGGATTCAGGGCAAAACAGATGGTCGATTTCCTCATGCTGGACGGGGATAAGATCGACAACATCATTGGCGTACCGGGTGTTGGAATCAAAACGGCGCAGAAATGGTTCGATGAATACCGCTGTGCCGAAGATATCCCGTACGAAAAGTTTCCACCGGCCTTTAGAAAAACTGTAAATGAACAACAGTTGCGAAAAAGGTTGAAACTGAATCGTAAGCTGATTACAATTCGCACAGAGTTGTACGATGCTTCACATTTGGATACGCGTGTTGGTGAAGTTGATTCAAAAACCTTTGCGCGCATCTGCGAAAAACATGGACTGTATGCACTCCGCAAAACAGTTCTAGGAATGTAGGCCCCACTACATAACACCCCACGGCAATTGTGCCATTTAGAAAACAGGAAATACGATCATGACTACCGTTACCAAACCAGTTGTAAAAGATTCCAAAGCCGTTGCCGCCGCTCGCAAAATTCTGGTCGGTCAAGAAGCTGCTCTGGCTGATACCAAAGCTCAACTGAAAGCCGCTCAGGCTCAAGTCAAAACCCAAGGCAAACTGGTTCTGGCTTCCGCTCCGAAAATCGCACAGGCTTCGCAAAAAGCCGCTGCTGGCAACGTTGAGCAACTGGAAAAAGTTATCACCATTCTGACCGTGGAAATCGGTGATAGCAAAGCCAACATCGCCCGCATTCAGAAAGAAGAAAAAGAAGCCGCTCGCAAAAAAGCTGCTGACGACAAAGCCGCTGCCAAGCAGAAAGAAGCTGATCGCATCGCCAAGGAAAAAGCCAAGGCTGCAAAAGCTGCTGCCAAAGCTGCTGCCAAAGCTGCGCCGAAAGCTGCCGTCGCCAAAGCTGCTGCACCGGTTGCCGCTGCCCCTGTCGCTGTCGGTGTTACCAAAGCTGGTACTCCGAAAGTGAAAGCTGCCGCCGTCGCCAAAGCGCCGAAAGCTGCTCCGGCCAAAGCTGCCAAAGCCTAAGATTTAATCAGGCTTTACACGCACGAAAGGCGGCCTAGAAATGGGTCGCCTTTTTTATTTTCTGGTGGGGTTTTCACATGATTAATGCCAGTGGCGTTATCCGTAACATCCTTAACGGCACAATCACCCTCAAAGACTTTGTTCGGGACATGGAAGCCATGTACCAATTCAGTTCGGGTGCGGTGACGTACAATTTCGTGGTCAACTCAATTCTTTCGATGGGTTGCCGCATTGTTTTGAAAGATGACAACGTTGTCGCTCTTCCCCTCGAATCTCCCGAATTACCGTTGCCCCCTCCTTACATGTTCATCCGAACGAACGAACCCATTCCCCATATCGGTGCCGAACCATTCGCGTTTCTGAAAACTATGACCAAGGTTTTCACGCGTTTAGAAATTGTTGTACCGCAGTCGCCTACGAAAAATTTCGTGGCCGCACCATGGCGCGCAGTGATCGAACGTAACGATGTTCCTACACATAAAGGCGCAACGCGACACGCTCCACCGCAAATGTTGAACATCCCTGTTCTTTGTTTGCTGTCGGGCCGAATCAAATTGCTGCGCATCAGTTCGACAAACTACGCGGAAACGCCCGCGAACGTTTTGAACGGCACGGCTTTGATTGCAGTTGGAAAGGGTGCACGTAGAAAGCTGACGATTCCGTCCATGGTTGTAAACAACATCTATGATGAAGTCGAAGCATTGAAACAGGTTGAATCTGCTTTGGTTCAAATCAATGCAGACTATGCAGTTGAGAACGTTGTTACGCTACCGCAAGCTAGTTTGTTGCGTAATACGTTGGACATTCGAAACCGTGACGCAAAGGCTATGCAACGGGCGTTGCTTACCTTACATAACGCTACGGTGCCCACTACGACCGACGAATGACCGGCCTATAGGGCCTTTGGTGCGGATACTGGCTTGACGCCACTAGGTGCCTTTGATACATTGAATCACCCGTGACGTTTCGAGCTTCCGGTTTAATACTCACACCATAAGGGAAGTTGAATGGCGTTCGCTGCCTTATATAGGCATACGCATACAGCAACCGAATGAAGGGGTATCGGAAACGAATGAACGGCGCAATGGGATTCAACGGGCATTAACGCTTGACGCCATTCGAACCCTTTGTTAGATTGGAACCTCGAAAACTGCACCCATTCAGAAATCTACTCACACCCTAAAGGAAGTTGACACCATGGCTAACACCGAATTCGTTGGTAAGAAACTGAACGTTGAATCGCGTAAAGGCGTTCATCAAGAAACCATTCTCAAGCAATTGAACACGAAAGGCATCGTGCGCACCGAAGAAGGCAACGAATACAACATTGCCGATCTGCGCAAAAAAGGTCGCGGCCTGTTCGTTACTGCTGCTGGCGCTGGAAAAGCAAAAGCCGGTTCTGCCGCTCCTGCTGAAAATTCCCGCAAGCCCGCCGAACGTACTGCAACCGCCGTCACCCTTGACGAAATCGACGGTCGGAAAATCGACGGCCTCGCCGTGGTGAAAGTTGCACGTCGTACCGGCATGATTACGCTGGAAGACGGTTCCGTTGTTGAAATCGCCAATGTTTCGCGTAAAGGCCGTGGTTACGTTACCGAAGGCGCAGCCGCACCAGCACCAAAAGTAGCTGGCGGCGCTCGTGCAAAAGCAAAACCTGCTGATGCCGGTAGCACTGTTACCAACGCCGATATCCGTCCTGCTGTAAAAGCCGGTGGTTTGAAAATCCGTATCGACGGCAAACTGCACACCATCGTTTCCACCGTTACCGGTGAAAAGTTCAAAACCGATAAAGGCTACAAAGGCGAAACCGGCGAAATCCGCAACGTTGGCGGTAAATACGTTCTGGAAACCGCCGAGTACAAAGCTGCAAACGCACCGGCTCCAACGCCTGCTGCAAAAGCTGCTGATGCAAAACCTTCGCGTGCCCCGGCACCGATCAAACGTGCTGACCTGAAAGGCAAAAACATTGCCGTTGGTGACGTTACGCACGTTGTTGAAAAAACTTTCAAAGACGACACCGTTGAAACCAACAAAGGTTTCCGTTTCTCGGTTGCTGATGTTGCGCGTAAAGGTCGCGGCTTCATTTACACCGGTGAACTGTCCGAGAAAAAAGGTGGTGCTGTTCCGCGTCAACGTCCGGCGCCAGAACCAGTTAGCCAAATCGTGGAAGTTGGCGCGTTCGATTACGACACCGTTGCCGATGTTCGCGATCTGCTGGAAAAAGCTGTACGTGCTGCATTGGCTGATGCGTACGACGTTGATGTTTCTGGTTCGCTGGTGCAATACGAAGATCAAATTGCAACCATTTCGTTCCAGATTCACACCGCTGACGCCCCGGCTGCATTGGTGAAATCGAAAATCGAAGCCTTCCGTGCAAACATGGAAGAACAGGCCAGCGGCACGCCTGCTCCAAAAGGCAACCCAAAAGCAAAACTGAATGGCGACGATTTCAACCCGTCCGAACTGGCTGACGAAGACGACGAAGACGACGAAGAAGAAGACGCGCCAAATCCGGTTGTTGCATCGGACGACGATGATGCAGATTTCCCGGACGAAGACGATTCCGACGCTGACGACGCCGACGACGAAGACGAATCCGAAGATGATGCAGATTTCCCGGACGAAGAACCGGCAGAAATCGCATTCCCCGAAGACGCTACTCAACTGGTTGAATCGGGTGTAGGTCGTTTGTCGAAATTGTTCCCGACCAAAACCATGACCGGTTTTGTAACTCGCTGGTACGCTTCGCAAGAAGCATTCGACGCCGTTGAATACGAAATCGAACCGGGCATGACTATCGTTATCGACGGTGAAGATTACGCGCTGGGCGGTCTGAAACCTGATGGTTCGGTTCTGCTGGTAAACGTGAAAACCGCAGCCGCACGTTCGAACGTTGATCTGGACGCCCTGCAAATTCTGGTAGAAGAAGACAAGCGCGGCGAATAATTGCAGCATCCACCACTTTGGGCGGGTTAATTAACTCGCCCTATATTTTCGGAGATTCCACCATGAATAGCATTTCGTTCCTGCAAACCGCTGCCCAACTGGATAGCAAAAACATTTTCCGCCGCGTAATCGACAACGCGCTTTCGACCAGCACCGAAGCGCTGCTGGACTGGCGCCGTTTCGAGCCGGAATTTTTCGGCATTGAAACCCCACGGCATTCGCCGATTTTCGCGAAGAAACTGAATCTGCCGTATTACGCTCTTTTGAGCGAAGCAGTGCAGGAAACCACGCTGGAAGAATTGGCGCGTCATTACGCCGATGAGTTCGGTTTGAATTTCACCTACATCACCGAAGCCGACGAAGGCATCATTTCGGTTTACATCGCCAGCCACGAAGTCGATCACGATACGTTGATTGATTTGCTGGACGATGACGAAGCGCTGGGCATGCCGCCAGTGGACGATGACGACGAAGACGATAGCGAAGCACATCACGACGACCCGGAAATTCTGGTGGGCGGTGACGTGGACGTTAACGGCGTTCTCGAAACCGTAAAAGAAATCGTTGAACGCGAAGGCGAATATTTCGCCGTGCTGGATAACGAAAGCGAAACGCAAATTCCTGTCGCCGATATTTTCGAAGATGGCGATGGCGGTTACGAATACGTTGCCGACGAAGAACCAGAAGAGCAAGTTTCGCCGATCCTCGCGGACGCCGACGAAGACGAAGACGATCTGGATGACGAAGACGATTCGGAAACCCCGGTTTCGCCAGTGGCTGTACCTGCAAATGATTCCGACGACGAAGACGATTCGTTCGAAGAGGAAGATGCAAACGCAAACGCAGACGTTCTCGTTCCGCAAATTCGCGAAGGTGAACAGGCACCGCAAAGCGAAAACAGCGACGACGATTTCCCCGAAGAAGAATTGCAACCTTCTGTAGCGGAATCGAAACCAGAACAAACCGAAGAGCAAGCGCTGGCCGCTGCTGTTGCCGAAGAACAAGCCGCGCAGGAACCGGCCCCGATCAACTGGGAGAAACCACCAGTTCAACCAGTGACCGCGCAAGCCCCTGCAAGCCCCGTTGAAAGCGCAGACGATACCTTCGCCGAAGAACCACAAGGCGAAACGTCGAACGTTGCTCAAAACGAAGCACAGGCGCCCGAAGCCGAAACCGCTGCCGAAGCTGAACCGGCTTACAAAGTCATTGACGATGAACGCGTGAGCGAATCCGAATTCAACCGTCGCGTTGAATTGCTGGAAGGTGTTCGCGCTGAATTGCCAAATGATTCGGCATCGGAACTTGACGACGGTGTTCTGAATATCATGATCGTCAAAGACGAAAACGAATATGAACTGAGCGTGAAAATCGTTCAGCAAATGTTCGCCGGTCAAAAGATGATCGACGTTTACGCTCTTTCGAGCAAAGACGGTTCGGTTGCACGTCGCGCTTCCAACGCTGCTGCAATCCTCGACGTAATCAATTCCCTGTAATGAAACGGGGGAGGGCGAAAGCTCTCCCCTTTTTCTGTTTGGAGACAACGCCATGTCCCGTGCAAAAAAGATTCGCAATATCGAGCTACGCCTCGAATTGTTTTTGAAAGAAAATCCGCAACACCGTGTGCGTATTGCCACATCCCTCACCTCGCTCATCGGCCCGAATATTGTGGTCGAGACGCCGCAATACACTGGCACCGTCACCGTTGATTTCGGTGAATCGAATATCGTGCGTTTCGACACGTACGGTTATGTGCATCGCTTTGCCAACCCCAACGATTTCCACAACTTTTTCGTTCGCACGTTGAACGCACCGCTGCATGCCGTGCATAAACTTTGTGGCGAAATCGGCGGGAACACCATGGGCAATTCCATTATCCTCACGCGCAACGGTGCCTCCTACTACATCGTTGAGGTCAAGGGCGGTTTCGACGTTACTGTAAACAATGAAACAACCACCATGACCTACGACGATATCGTCACGTATTTGGGGAAATAAAATGGAACCAGTGCGTTTTTTGGAATCCATCATCGGACTGATGCAGGATGATGAAATTGCAGTCATTGCCAACGCGCTGGATGTTCCCGCGACGACGGCGGCGGAAATTCTGAATAAGATTTGTCCAGTCCCAAATCTTGTAATCCGCGCCGTATTGGACGTAAACGATTTGCTCGTGTATTGGAAACAGCACGAAGAAAATTATGCGTCCGCAATTCTCACCATGTGTGGAGCGCCCGAAGCCGAAGCGTCTCCATCGTCTAGCGAGCCGAAAAATGCTGAATAGTGCAATTCACCGCTTGTACGAAACTGGCGTACTGCACACTTGCGCAGATGCCGGAAATATCACGTCCTATACGTACGCTTACACTGGCCGTATAGCTGACCAGCAACTGACGGTTGATCCGCGTATGAAAAAATCCGACCTAGTGCGGATTGCCAAGCGCGCAGCAGATGGCAGCGTTAGCGACATGGTGACGGTATCCATGTTGTATAACGTTGGTTACGGATTGCCACATGACGCCGCGCTGGCGAAGTCGTGGGTCAGTCACGCAACGCTGACACCCGCTGAACATGCATTTGATGATTGTGCAGCGCAGGTAATCGCACACGCCCAAAACAACCCGGATGAAATTTACCCGGATAGTTTGCTGTTGCCGTGTCTCGACATTATCAACAAGATTCACGATTTCAAACACGAAAGCGAATTTCGTAAAGGCTGCTACGTCATGCCGCGCCTTGATGGCATTCGCGTGTATTTGATTTATCGTCACGTGCCGGGAGTCACGCCGCATTTGTACGCGGGTTTTTATCGCGACGAACAAGGCGATATGTTCCTGAGCTTTGACAAGCTGGTTCAACTGGGCGCGCCGCTTGCGTTCGGTATGCTGGGCAAACATACGCCGATGCGCGATTACACGCCGTTCGGTGATAACAGCATGTACGTAATTGCTGCTACGATTTTTATTCCTGAGTCGAAGCGTGAGGCGTCTACTGCTGTCGGTGAAAACCTTTGGGATATCTTCACGAAATTCCTGAATGATGACACCGTGGATCGTGAGCAATCCAGTTTCAATTTGGATTTCTTCGAAGCAAATCTGGCCGAAAGCGAAAAAGCTTTGAGCCGTATTCGCAGAACTGTAAAACGCTTTCAAGATATGGGCGAGCCTGTGCCGGTCAAGCACAAGAAAGCGTTGCGTGAAGCGAAGGCCGCAGTTGAACGTAATGCGGAGTATTTGAAGAATACCAATCCGCAATTGGAATACATGGCCTACATGGCTACGCGTCCGCGTTCGTATTTGCGGCTGTTGTCCCATGAACTGTATCGCTGGAATCGTGCGGTCGGACTCAAAACCGTACCAATGAGCCAGATTATGCAAACGCATTTGTCGTCAATGGGTTTCATGAGCATTACGCACCCGTTGTTGGAATTCGCTGGGTTCGTTGCTGAAAGTGACGACGTTGCAAAAACTGTAAAGTTATTCGAGAGAACGCTAGACGCAAAAGTCAAAGCGCTAATCATTCAACCAAGTCCTGATGCCAGTGTGCGTTTCGTGGACGTTTCGAGGATTGACTTATGATGGACAAATCACCCGAACATATCGCCGACGAGCGTGTACGTATGGACGCACGCGTTCTCACCCCGGCGCAGGAACCAGCAAATACCAATCGTCCCGCTGACCAAACGCCGGACGATCCAAGCAAAAACATTGCGGAATTCCCTATTCGGATTACACCGCATCTGAACATCTTCCTCGGCGCCGTTTGCAATACTGTAAATGAAGTCGTAGAAGAGGTTGAAACGTTTGATGTTGATGGTTCCGATACACCGGTTAGTCTCGCTATTCCGCTGTCGCGTAAAAACAACGGCATTGCGGTTGAAGGGTTCGAATCGGTATTTCGTTTCATTCAGCATATCTCCGAACAGAACTACGTAATTCTCGCTGCAAACGAAGAAACGGCCCGTCTGCGTATTGATACGCAAGTGGACGCAATTAAGGCCAAATTGGCTGAATGCTTCGGCGGCGACGTAATTGAACAATTGGGCGCTTCTTTTAGCATTGCCTATTCGGATATGTTCAAAACCGATGTTGTTCTTACGTACAAGCGCGAACAGTCCGTCGATGCGGAAACTGTAAATGAAGTGCATATCGACGTGAACGTTTACATTCACGTTGCGCAACTCACTTCAATGGATTCGCTCGAAGAGTTCCGCAAACTTTACGTTGCACGTGTTCGTAACGCCGCAAGCGCTACCAGCGTTGATACCGCGCTGTATGTTGCTTTTGACGTTTCTAATTTCTTTGTACGGCCCACCACTCTGGCGTTCTTCAATGCGTTGCTCATTGATGAAACTGTAAATGTACTGAGTGTTCAAGCAGTCCAAGGTGAATTCAAACACCTACCACGCGAAGCCAACACCCTCGTTGGTATTTCGATCATCAAGAAATCTAAACCTAAATAAGGCTGGATCAAATCATGGCAAAAGCAGAAAAAACCAAAGGCGCAAAAGCTGGCGTAGCTCGTACCAAAGTTCCACGCATTGAAAAAGCAGTGCGTAAACTGACCGGCACCACCGCCAAAACCCCGTTCACCATGAAGACCGGCCAGTTCACCGTTACCGGTTTCGCCAGCGTGCCGACCGAAGTACCGGGCTACCTGATCGAACGTAGCGCCACGCACACCGTATGGCGTCACAAGAAATCCAGCGCTGCCAAGCAAATGGTTGTTTCTGTTTTCGACAACGCCAACATCCTCGAAGTTCTCGGCGATGAAAAAGGCGGTTCGATCACCGTTATGCAACGCAAGCCGTTCCTGTCCGCAACCGGCACCCTGAAATTCAACGGTTCCGATATCGTTATCAAAAATGACGATGGCGTTTCCGTGTTCGCACCGAACAGCAAAGTGGAATACGAAATCAAAGCCCTCGACCTCGAAGGTTCGCAGGCTTCGAACCGTGGCCGCAGCGCTGGCGACAAAACTGTAAAGGGTGACAAGGGCGACAAGAAGAAAGGCAAAGTTACCGATATCAAAGAAGGCAAAAAGGCAAAAAAGAAGTAATTGCCCGCCCTCTGTCGGTGACACGGTACGTCGGTGACTTCTAGCGAGTCACCGGATACTGTAAAGATCATGCAGAGTGTGTGACTGCCATAGCGCCTCATTGATAGCCGCAGTCGCCGTCACGCAAACTGTAAATGTGGGGAGTCAGAACGACGACTCACAAAAGTGTAAAGACTTTTCGCAACGCAAACCAAACCATCAAAGCAAAATCGGAGTTTCAAAAATGGCTAAAGGTAAAAAAGCAGCAGGCAAGAAAAAAGTTTCCGCTGAAAAAGTTCTGGAAGCTCTGAACCTGCTCAACCTCGAAGTCCTGCAACAAGTTCTGCAAGCCTTCCAAGATCAAGGTCTGTCGGATATCGACGACGTGCTGGCTCTTCTCAACGAACTGACCGAATCGGACGATGACGCCGAGGAAGACGAAGACGAAGACGAAGACGAAGACGAAGACGAAGACGAAGACGAAGACGAAGAAGACGAAGAAGACGAGGACGACGACGAGGACGACGAGGACGACGACGAGGAAGAAGAAGACGACGAAGACGACGACGACGAAGACGAAGACGAAGACGAAGACGAAGACGAAGACGAAGACGAAGACGAAGACGAAGACGAAGACGAAGACGACGAAGATGAAGATGAAGATGAAGATGAAGATGAAGATGAAGATGAAGATGAAGACGACGACGAATAAGTCGTAATCAAAATCTGCATCACGCCGTAACCTTCAAACATCTAATCAAGTCTGGTCTGAGTGGGCAGTGACGGTCATTGCCCACTTTCAAAACGAATAGGAAATTTGCATCATGGCAAAGAATGACGTAACCCTGAACGGCAAGTCGGAAATCACCCGTCTGCGTAAAGAACTTCGCGCCCTCGAAGGTGCCAAGAAAACTCACGACAAAGTTTCGGAAACCCTCGACGGTCAAGTGACCAGCATCACCGAACAAATCGCTGCGCTGGAAGGCAAGCTGAACGGTGAAGATGCCGCCCCGGCCAAAGGCAAGGTCAAAGCAAAAGCTGACGCCAAACCAGCCAAAGCTGCCAAGGGCAAAGAAAAGGCCGAAGAAAAGCCAGCCAAAGGCAAAGGCAAGAAAGCTGCCGCTGAGAAAGACGAAAAGCCCGCCAAAGGCAAAGGCAAAAAAGCTGACGCCGAAGAAAAGCCAGCCAAAGGCAAAGGCAAAAAAGCCGCTGCCGAAGAAAAGCCAGCCAAAGGCAAGAAAGGCGGCAAGGTGAAAGAGGAAGAAAAATCCTCGAAGAAAGGCAAGGCCGAAAAAGAAGGCAAGAAAGCCAAAGCCGGTAAGGAAGAAAAATCTTCCAAGAAAGGCAAAGGCAAAGACGAAAAAGCTGGCAAGAAATCCGGCAAAAAAGGCGGCAAGAAACAGGATTACGATTTCGAATAATCCCGTCGCCGCGTGATGCAAGGAAAGGGGCCACGTGCCCCTTTTCGTGTTTATGCATTGGCTACATTCCGCAGACCAGATGGTCTATCGCTTAGGCGCGCAGTGTTTCACCATCACGGAATTTGCACGCGTTCTTTATGAACTTCGCGAAGACCGGAAACACGCACTGGCCGCAGCATTCGCTGAATCCAAACGTAGCGAATCACGCCAAGAACTTTCTAAGACTGTCCTCAACGACTCTCAAGAAAGCGCCACAAATAAATTGCGACATACCGCAACCGTCATTGAAGACGGCGCCCGCCACGTCATTGCGCGCCCTGCATTTGAAGCTGGCCGCATTGAATTGCTTTTGATCGAACATTTGATCCGTGAAGTTTTACCACACGTCAATGGCTCGATTCCCTTCACGTTCCACACCTGTCAGAAATCCGAAAACATTTTAGCCTTGCAGTGGCGCGCCTACGTCGAGTACCGCACGTTTGCCGCATTCAACGCTGATACCCTTTCTGACATGCTTTCTCGTGGCGTCGGAGTTCCTGACTTTACCGACGTTACCGACCGTGACAGCTTCCTGTCAAAATTCAACACATCCGCTCACAAATCTTTGACGCTCGCCGTCATGGATCAACTTTATGCGTCCGCAATTCAGGTTTTAGAAAATTCGCATGAACTTGAGCGGTATTCACAGGCCCTGACATTAGGCTACGACGATGCAACATTTCAAGGCGTGTTACCAACAAGCGTCCGAACTATTGACGCAATTAAAGACAGTTAAAGATTCCTGTTTCTTTAACCACATCATGAATCACGAAGGATACATTTTCGCGTTCATTGCCAGCCTCGACACGAGTACCGGCGATCCGAAAATGGTCTACAACATCACGTGCGACAATCAACCGCTGCAAGCTCTGACGGAAATTCCGCCGCCTGTTCTGGCCGACTATGGAATTTTTGTTTCGTATGTCGAAGACTGGGTGAAAGGCGGGGAACTGCATGAGTCGCTTAGACACGATGATTAGTCTTTTCAATTGTGGCTGTTACGCAACCGGGGATATCCCGACGTTGAGCCGCTGTGAAGAGCACAATGGTTTTATCGTCGTGTGTCACAATCAAAACGTGAAGCACGAAAAATTTGTGCATCGCGATATGACTTTGTGGCAAGGCACGTTGCTGCACAATCTTCGGAAATTGAAGGCTGCGCAATTCTCCTACATTTTCGGATACATTGAGCACAACGAACTGAGCGCGTCCCGTTGGTTGACGCCGACCGCGTGGCGTAACCTCCGCCTAGAGTGGATGGAACACCTAAAGCGCGTGCTGGCACCGGGTGGATATATTTCGATGATCTTTGATCCCGAGGTTGTGCACACGGTTTTGTATCAGGCTGAATTGCTGGGTTTGAGTGTCGATGTTCGTCCGCACACGATGGAACATTTTGAGAAAGAACCGTTTAGCACACACTCGTATGCATTCGCCGATGCGAAAGTGCATGTGATTTTGTACAACGGTTATCGTGAAAAGGTTCCGAAGAAAGGCAGCGCCATCCTTGACCTGTCGGGAATCAAAATTGCGCACAGCGAAAAACGCCGACACAAAAACAAGATGCTCGTTCTATGCGCGCATCACTATCAGTTCAATAAAATCAAACAGCGTTTAGGAGGCTAGCATGGCCATCAAGACGCAAAGCGTTAAGAAAAAACGAACCGTTGCGAAGGTGAAGAAAACACCTGCAAAGCGTGAAGCAGAAAAATCAACGGAACGTCGCAAGAAAGGCAAAGCTGACAAGCCGCGCAGTGCGCGTATCGTGACCGTTCGCGGTATCCCGTACAAACTGCGCAAGTTCGAAGCGTTGGCCCCACGCGCAGCACCAGACACGTACTACACTCGCAAGGGCATGACCCTTAAACAATTGTGGCGCGGTACACCACGTTTGTTTGTGAATAACGCGGTTGATGTTCGTGCGCACCGATACAAGCAAAAGAAAACGAAGACGGGTAAGCCTGTCATTCACGGAATTATGTGGACGAACGATCCGTTCCGCCCACAAAAAATACGTCGCTACCATGAAACCTACATTGTGGGCCTCGATGAAAACCAATCGAAGCCGGTCAACAAACACACAAAGGTTCTCGTGCAGTGTACGTGTGAAGCGTTCGTGTATAATTTCGAATACGCAAACGCCCGTCGCGGTGCATCGTACATGATTTATTGCAACGGTGAACCACCAGTGTGGACAAACCCCGGACTTGGGCCGGGTCTGTGTAAACACTTAGTAGCACTCGCGAAAATTGCTGTAGAGGAAAACCTATGACCTACGAATTAGACAAGCACGTTGGAGATTTGCGCGCTATCAAATTTCTGTGTGATGACGGTGAGTTTCCACCGCTGACGGTTGAACTGTTCCAACGCATTCGCAATGTGGGAAAAGCTGATATTTTCGTCGTCGGCCCAAAGATCGCAGAGCATTTCTATCACACGTTGGGCAAATGGTATTTCGATAGAAACGGTTCTACGCCGTTTATGGATTTCTTCGATCTGCATTCATCGGCGAAAGATAAAGAACGTGGTTATTTGGGAATGTTGCTGGGCCTTGATATCATGACCCGTCCAGACCTCGACCCGTTCTTAGTTGCTGGTGTAGAATTAAAACTGCCGCCCGTTTGGACTGCGTGCCACGTCACACTTGATTCCGCAGCAAAAAGCATTGAGGAAAATCTGTGATTAATCTCGATCTGCTTAACCTGACTACACCGGAACCGAAAGCTCCGGGCAGCAATGTGAGCATCATTTACCCGCCCGACGTTTTTCCACAAAACGAATTCTTTTCCGTGCTGGAAAATGGCGACCTGAAATTGTGGGCACCAACGAAAGGAATTTCGTCGAAGTCTACCAGCCGCACGCGCACCGAGTTGCGTGAGTGCTTGCCGAATGGTGCTGTGTACAACTGGCAGTTCCCTAGCCAACCGCACCACTGGTTGAAAGTGGCAATGACTGTTCTGCAAGTTCCGAAAAAAGGTGAAACAGTTGTCGGTCAAATTCACGTGTACGGTTCCACACGACCGCCTGTAAAACTTTCGTTCGATAAAGCGGCGGATGGTGTCGGCCAACTGACTGTCGGCTTTCGCGAAGAATTCAATCAGGAAAATCCTGTTGACTATACGCTGCTGTCGAATATTCCGGTCGGCACACGCTTTACTTTCAACATCCACGTGACTGCCTCTGGTGCGGTTTTGTTTTCGTCCAGTTTCACGGATGCAAACGGGCAAAAACAAACAGGCAATCTCATTTTGCAATTTAACGAGAGTTGGGCAAAGCAAAGTCTGTACTTCAAGGCAGGCGTTTACAATCAGGAAGACCCAACCCCTGAAACCCTCGCAACAGAAGGCAGCGCTGCGTTGTTCCATAAACTGGAAGTTATCCACGGGATGTAAGCCATGACTTACACAGCATTGACCGAAAAGCAAAAGCTAGCGGCACTCGCATTGCGGTTCTATCAGGAACTTCCATGGGTGCCAAAAACTGGTGACTACTACACAACTTCGCGAAATGATCTTGAATTATACAAGGTTGTTTTTGCGGATGAGTTCGTGGTGATTACCAGCTATCTGCCGTTAGGTGGCCCGACCGCTGAATGGGATACCGAAGGTTTCCTCACGCACGGTTTCGGCCCACGTCGCGTTTACGTTCCAGAATTTGTACTGCAACAATCCTGATACACCAACCCAAAGTAACCCGAGGGAAGCGAAATGTCGCGACAACCCCTCAATGGAGAAAATATGAAATCTATCAACCTGCAAAAACACGCACACATTCTCGCCAATCAAGTTTGCCGCCCGGTCTGGCCTTACGAAGTTCCATTCAACCACCAGTCGATTTCGGTACTGCTGCCAACTGAGCAGGAACGTTCGCTAAAAGATCACGCGCACGCTTTCGTAATGTCGAATCGTCTTGCAAAAGAACTGTTCGTTTATGGGCAGATGGGTTTGATTGCTGGTCAGTCACATCCGCTGGTACGCTACGCCGTCGCAGCCACTGAGGAAGTGGAAATTGCGAACGGAATTATCGGAACGCTTAGCGGCATTCCGGTTTTCAGCAATGACTCGTTGGGAAATATCCTGCTGAATCCAAAGCATTGCGTGATGCGCGTCACGCTCGCCATGGGTGATGACGATTCCGAATTTCTCGATGCGAAAAGCATTTACGTCGAACCGGTTTATACCGAAACAGACATTACCCGCATTGATGAGTGGATCGCCACCGAAGAGGAACGCAAAGCCCGCCAGCGTGAGGCAATCGAACGCCAGTTGCAGGAACTCGCAGAACAAAACGCCGCGAAGCCTGAAATGATTGAACTGCGTATTCCCGGTGAGCCTGCTTTTGATGCCGATCCAGACGCCACGAAAATTCGTGAACTCGCGTCGGAAATGTGTTCGCTTGCCGGTGACATTCAGCACGGCGATATGACCGGCGAAGAAAATCGCAGAACAGCAGAAAGCGAAAAACACGTAACACTGTATGATCGCTATGCGGAATCGGAATTTGCACGCACAGGTTCGTGGCCGAGTGTCTTTATGGTTTCGGTTGGCGCGGCAATCGGCCTGATGCCAACGGCTCGTGTAATTGGCGATAACCTTGCACACGCTGAATGGAAAGACGGCACGGATTCGCGCCTGCATTTGCACGTCAACGACGAAATGTTTGAACAGTGGGAATTGGATGCTCTGGAACTCGCTCGTTACACTGGTGAAATCGGTATCGCCATTCGTAATGAAAAGGGATTCCCGTATCGCACTGTAGACTTTACTGGCGTGAAATACGTTTCGCAAACTTTCAAATATGTTCCGGGTTCGAAAGCCAAACCACAACGTGTATTCACATTCAGCTATGCGACAAAGGTTGAAGCTGTCCTGTAAGCAAAAACTGTAAAGAAAGGGGGAGTCTACGGGCTTCCCCTTTCGCGTTTGTGGAGAATGGTGCGATGAACGAAACGAAAATTGACTGGGCCGAAGTAGAACGTCGTAAAGGTCTGGTGCCGCGTGAAGTCGTTAAAGAAATTCTCGAAGAAACCGGCGCACGCGTTGTGTTTCTCGAACCGGGTGAAATGTGCATCGTTAACGGATCGTATGTTTCAGAAATGCCCTATTCCACCGGCTTGAAAATTTCCGAACAGGAAGCGTTCGATGCCGCATTGCACGAATTATTCGAAGCCCGAGGCAGTCGCAACGTGATTGCTTTCCGCCAAGCCGTTGTCACCAAAGCAATCGGCATTAAATATTTTACCGCGAACATTTTGGCCGCGATGTACACAGAAAAGAAGAATGATGGGTGATGTAATAAAGTTTCCTGAGCGTCGTTTGACCTACGCGATGCCCAACGGTGACGTACGCCGTAAATTGGAACAGCGCGGCTTTCGCGTGATGCAACGAATCACTGATGGTTGCAAAGGTATTTTTACTGGTGGTCGTGTTGAATATCCACCGGTTGTAAACTTCGCAGGCAAACCTGCTGCAAACGCACGGGACGCCTACGAAATTCTGATCGACCAATTGTGTGACTGGTTTGTTTATAACGCTGTCTGTATGTGGGGCAACGTTGAAGTAAAACCAGCCGAGGATAACACCTACATTGCGTCGGTTAACATCGTGAATTTTCACGACTCTGAGCATGGAGAAAGAAATGTCCACAATCATTGAACAAATCACCGGCGACCGGATGATCGCACGTCAAGAACGCGACACTGCGACTTATCAAATTCTGACGCAAATTCTCGGTTCCTATCAGCAAGGCGCCGGTATGAAAAAGCCGAAGACCGGTGACAGCGCTGCAATCGAAATCATCCGTGAAATCGTTGCAGGCAACAACACGTCGCTGAAAGAAATGCGTGAGCGTAACGACGATGGTGGCTACGATGAGAAAATTCTCTTTCTCGAAACGCAATCGGAAATGCTGAGCCACTATCTGCCTACGCTGCTGACCGAAGCCGAACTGCGCAAAATTCTGGAAGAGGGTGTGTTCCTCAACATCGGCGCGTTCCAAAGTGTTCTGCGCGAAAACTACCCGAACCGTTTCCAACCGGGCCTCGCTGCACAGGTTTTCAACTCTTCGAAAGGGTGAAACATGCAACCAACACTGAGTGAAATTTACGCACTTCCTCCGGCGGTTTTGCAGAGTGGGTTTGCTCTGCAAAATATTCAATTGCTGCAAGGCACGTTGCCCGACGAAGTGTTGCGCACCATGCGTTGCACAATGACCAAATGCGAAATCGAGGACATTCCAAATCCTCTAGATTTGCATAGCGGTACAGTCGAGCTGACCTTTCTTGATATCAACGGCGATCAAGATTATCTGGACGGCCACCAGCGCATTAGAAACACGATGACCGATTTGATTGTTCGCCAGTATGGTGCAGACGGCAGACCTGAGCGCGACATTCATTTCTACGACGTGCATTTTTCCAGTGCGAAACAAAAACTCGACGCGGGTGCCAACGCGAAAGACAGCGCAAGCCTGCGTGTGAACAGCTACACGTTTAAGGCCCGCCGAGAAATCAAAATCACGTGAGGGTGAAACATGTATGGTTCGTTGAATGATTATTTCGCGGGCAACAAGATTTCGCTAGCGGCAATTGCGGAATTCTTTGACCACTACGGTGTGACTGTGCACAAACTGCGCGCCGATCAAGAACCAGCGGTTAATACCTGCATCGCTGGCGAAATAGGCTCCATTGTTCCAGTGCAGAAAAACATTCAAGGTCTGCGCTGCTGGACACGTGAGCATGCGGTCGCAAGTGCCTTTGAAAAACTGCGTGGCATTTTCTGCGGCACGGGTGCAACCAACGTGATGGTTTACGACAATCAAGAAATTGTCGAACACATGATTGGCGAGCGTCCTGCGTATCAGGCGAAACTTACCCTGTACTTTTTCCGTGTTGCGTCCGAAGATTTACGCATTCGGGAACACCGCATTTCGTGAGTGTCATGCGTCCGCGAACTACGCCGTGTATCGGTAAATGTTCGCACAACGTTGGTGACGATATCTGCAAAGGTTGCAATCGTACCATTGCAGAGGTTCGCGACTGGAACACATTCTCTGTCGAAGAAAAACTTTCGAAGATGGAAGAGTTAAAACGGCGGTCGGCGCCTTCGGGTCTGATCGCTACTACATCACAGCCACTCATATCTTGGGATGACGCATTATGAAATTTGGTGACGCACTCGACGCACTCGAAGCCGGTCAAAGTGTTAAACGTTCGGGTTGGAACGGAAAAGATCAACGCGTTTACATGCAACACTTTACAGGTGGCCCGTACGAAGGTATGGAACCATGCTTTGTTCTGCGCAATGCTCAAGGTCTGAATCAGCCGGGTTGGGTTCCGTCCATGGGCGACTTGCGTGCGAAAGATTGGGAATTGGCGTAATGCGCATCGACTGGGAAAATTGGGAAGGATGCATTCGATTTGCTGTTGATCGTTTGCTTGAAATGCCTACAGTCCTGAGCGGTGAAGATTTCCAAGAAATTTTAAAACTGTTGCCGCTCCCGTACGAACTCGTTTCGTTCATCGGCACAGATGACGACGTGGGCCTGAATAAACGTTCGGTTCACGGCCTGTTGAAATGTTTCCCGATGATTACCCATTGTCATTTCACTCTGGATTCCATCGAGTGGGATAAACAACCGGGCACCGGGAAATATATCAGCATGCGACTGTATCGCGAAAACGGTGTTCGCGTTCTGCTTGGCTTTATCAGTGCTGATGAAGTGTCTGTGAAATATTCCGTGCGTAGACCCACGTATTACAATTGCTTCAATGTGGAAACGTTGCGGTGTTACGAGTCGGCACAGCGTGTGCTGCTTGAAGAAAAAGTTTTAACCGTTGAGGCTCCTGCACAATGAGTTTGTCGGTATTGTCGGCGTCACAAACAAAATCGTTGTTGCCGAAAGCGGTCGTGCTGATGCCCGGCCAAGTGATGTTGCGTAATGGTGTGCCTCTGCGATTTCAGCAGTATGTGGCCTATGCTAATAGTGCCCAAGACGCAAAGAAAACTGTTGCGAAAAAAGCTCGCCGTTCGCGTTATGTGTATTTTGCAGAAGTAGGCCCCGTGCAAGATGAGCGCGGTAAATTCGTGTGTATCGTTGCTGGCGCCCACTAGCTTGTTGTAACCAAAGGAGAGTTGCATGTCTGCTGATAAAAATTTGACCGGTGAACAAGTTCAGCAAATCATGGACATGCTGCTGTACAAAGCCCTTGAGCCTTTGATCCTGTTCACCAATGTTTTTGATGCACAGATTGAGTACCTGTTGATCCTGATCGCAACCAACCGCAAACGCAAACTTAGTTCGCTGGAGCGTGAAGTGGTTGTCGAAAAGCTGGCAGCGTACTTGAGCGTTACAGACCGTAAGCAGAAATTCGCATTCATTCGCGGTGCTCGACTGGAACGGTTTTTCATTCACCGTTTCATCAAGCATTTTGTGGAAGCGAACTATGACTACGTAAAAGACTACAAGGATTTTTTGACCAACCCTACACGCGAAAGACAAGTCGCGTTGGATAACGCTGCTGCGAAAGTGGCGAAGTGCGGTCGGTCGGAATTGTACAAGACGCTGCTGCTGGCAGACGCCTACCTTGTGGAATTTTACAAGTATCGAAATATCGTGATTGGGCAGTACGTCAAAAACAGCAACAAGGTTGCCAAGGCGCACGTGACTCAATCGCATTGCAATTCCAGTTACCGTGATCTGGTGCAGTCGATCATCAAAAGTATTATCGTTGCGCTGGATAAATACGATAGCGACAAGGGTGCCTTGTCTTCGTATATTGCGACGTGGGCAAAAAACGCAACAACCACGACGAAAGAGCACGAGTATGGAATTGCCTACACCGTTCCACAAACGCAACGCCGCAAGTTGTACGACGGCACCAGCACCGAGGTAAATTTCGGTGTGAGTTTGGACGCATTGAAAAATGAAGACGACGAAGACGGCAGCATGGCACTACACGCTGTGCTTGCCCCGGCCAACGCGTTGGATCATGACCTTGAGCAGGAACAGAACGTTGCAATTGTTCAGAAGCTTGCGAAAAAAGTTGATCCACTTGGCATCGCTCGTTTGAGTCTGGATATTGGTGAATACTTCGATCATTTCGAACGTTCGCTGATGTACGAACACATGCGTGAGGAAGGGTTGGCGTAATACTGTAAAGAACTTATAGACTGGGCAAACCAGCAACCTCCTTTCACAGTTGGAGTTTTACAGATGAGCCACGAAGAAAAGAAAGAAGAATGCAATCTGGTGCTACATGCAATTTCTGAATTGCGTTTGCTGGAAGAACAAGCGGCAACGGATGAAGACCCGTCGGCGTTGAAGATGCAAAAACACGTGACCGAGGATGTTCTCAATGTTTTGCGTGTGATTTCTGCACAAGGCCATTCGGGTGGAAGCATCGGTTATGTCATGGGTCTGGTAAAACGTTTGGCGTTTTTCGGAAACCTGACTCCGCTCAAAGGCACTGATGAAGAGTGGATGGAAGTTGGCGACGGCATGTTCCAAAGCGTTCGCTGTCCGCATGTTTTCAAAAATGCAGATGGCCGCGCATACGACCTCGACGGATATATCGGCGTTGATCCGAACGGCAGTTGCTGGACGGGCGGCGGTACTCCGACGTGCTATATCGAATTTCCGTACACTCCAAAATCGCGATACATGCCACGCTTGAGTTTGGTTCCAGAAGTTGCGCTGCTGAAAACGGAGTTTCAAAACTTCGAAGCGTACCTGATGGATACGAAAGAAGCGGTTCTCGATTTCTACAAACGCAACGGCATTGAACAACCTCCCGAGGAAGAGCATGTCGTAAAACTGCACGGTCGGTTGGATTACACCGCCGTTCTCAGTCCGTCAGAAGGCGCACCGGTTGCGGAACCAGTTGCACCGGTTGAAGACGAACCTGAACCAAAACTGTAAAGACTCATTGAGCAAAACTGCTTGAAGAGTAAAACGCAAATTCCGAGGATATACGATGGCTGCTAAGTTCAAGGGCTTCGGTTCGATTCACACGAATAGCCGCAATGATTCTGCGCGTCTGGACGAAGTGATCGAACTGATTAAGTGGGTAGATAAAAAGTGGGTGCCAATTCGCGTCCTACCAATCGCCCCGTTGCAGGTTCGTCAAGCGTGGATCAAAATCTACGGTGGCAAAGAGCGCAAAGAATTTGCAGTTCCGCGCTACGTTGTAAACTTCGATCCGAACAATCCTGAAAAGCCGAAGAAAGGCGTGCGTTGCCCGTACTCGGAATTGGTCACTGACAAAGACGGCCCGGTTCGCGTTTCGGACTTCTGGCTGTTCAACGTGATCGACCGCGACATGCAGGAAGAAGGCCCGCCGCGTAAAGGCAAAGGCACCAAGCCTACGAAGGAAGAAGAAAAAACTGGTTTCAAAGATATCAACTCTGATACTTGGACGCCGGTTAAAGTTGCACGTTTTACCATGACTTCGATCATGCGTATGAACGAACTGTCCGAAGACAACATCATCAAGGACAAAAAGACCAAGAAAAAATCTCAGTACGACGCCACCGACGAAAACTACGGTTTCGACGTGAAAGTGAAGTACAAAAAAGATGCACCGGGTACTGACAAGTACAGCATCGACAAAGTGGATGGCGGCTGCACTCCGCTGACCAAAGAAGAGAAAAAATATCTGGTCTGGAAACTGGACGAAGCTCTGCTGGACGCGACCGGGCGTCTGACCGAGAAGCAAGCGTTTGAAGACGTTAAGCGCATGGAAATTGTCGGCGGTAGCACCGTTGATGATGACGATGACGATGACGACGATGATCGCAAAAAGTCGAAGAAAAAATCGCGTTCGCTGGACGACGATGACGACGACAAAAAGTCCTCGAAGAAAAAGGACAAGAAGGGTAAGAAGAAAGAACTCTTCAAAGACGACGATGATGACGATGACGACGATGACGACGAAGATGACAAAAAATCTTCGAAGAAATCCAAGTCGAAGAAATCGTCCAAAGACGACGACAAAAAGTCCAAGTCCAAAGACAAAGACAGCAAGAAGAAAAAGTCCAAGTCCATCGACGACGATGACGACGACAAGAAATCTTCGAAGAAAAAGTCCGCCAAGAAAGATTCTTGGAAAGACGACGACAAAAAGTCTTCGAAGAAATCCAGCAAGGACAAAGACGCCAAGAAGTCCAAGTCGAAAGACAAAGGCGGCGTGAAAGAAAAAGCCAAGTCGAAAGACAAAGCCAAAAAGAAAAAGTGATCTGATCTGAGTATGCGGGGACAAGTGCCCCGCCTACGGAGTCTTAATGGCAAAAGCTGTCGTAAAGTCGAAAAGCAAAAACCTATCCACTAAGTTGACCGCTTCGCAACTCAAGAAGCTGGAAAAAACTGAACTGGCAAAGGCTACGCAGAAGGCGGTAGGATTTAATGCCTACGCAAACCTCGAAGAAGAAATTGACGAAATGGAGAAAAAGGTCGGTCTGACCTCCATGGCTGTCAATGAAAAAGAGGATCGCCTTGATACTGGTTTGCTGTGCCTGAATTTGATGATGGCCGGTGGACTACTTGCAGGTGGTTGGTACACCTTTTACGGTGAAGAGCAATCGTGTAAAACCACGCTCGCTACAACCGTAATGGGTTCTATCGTACGACAAGAAGAATTTTTGGGTAAGGCATTCTTCTACGACTACGAAGGTTCGTTCTCTGCTGAGTACGCGAACCAAATGTGGCAATACAACGGCAACGGAAAAGCTGCGCAAGCGGAAACCGTTTTCGGTGTGCAGGATAAGGAAGGCAATTATATTGTCCGACCGCGTATCCGCTACTACGCCCCCGCAGTTGGTGAAGATTTCTTCGACTCGCTTTCGAAGTTGTTGAAGTCGCTTCCTTCTGTTCTGAAAATCGACGGTGAATTCTGCTACATCTACGAAAACACCAAGAAAAATCAGAAGTTGTGTTCCGGCTTCTACGACAAAGCCTACTTCAAAAAATACAACAAGTTCAAAGTCCCGGCGCCGCACGGCCTGCCACAAGCGATTTTGCTCGTTGACTCCTACCCGGCGATGGTTTCCAAACGCGTCGATGAGGATGAGGAAGGTAAAGACGGTCTGGCTTCCCAAGCACGTATGTTCTCTGACGGGATCAAACGTGTAAAAGGCCGCATGAAAGAAAAACGTGTTCTGGTTCTCGGTATTAACCAGTTGCGTGAAGTTCCGATGGCAATGTACGGCCCTGATAAAAAAGAGCCGTGCGGTACTGCACTGCGTTTCTTCGCTGACGCCCGTTTCCGTATGACTCCGGTTGCCATTCCACACGGCAAAGGGATGATGGAAGAGGAAGACACGCTGAGCGGTGAAGGTAAAGACACTTATCGCTATATCAAGTGTCACGCTTTCAAAAACAAATTGGGTGGGCCGCAAAAAGCAAACATGACTTTGCGGTTGTATGTTTCCAACGAAAACGGCGAGGCCCTTGGCTTTGACCGCGTGTGGGACTGCTACACCTACTTGAAAGAAACTGGTCAGGTATCCGGCCAGCGCAACAAAATGAAAATGGGCGACACCACTCCATTCGCTGGCAAAACTTTGTCGTGGATGGAATTCAAGGCGCTTGTTGACGGTGACAAAGAACTCATTAAAAAGGGTTGTGCGCATCTGAAACTTGAAAAGCCTGTTCGTATTTACGAGTGGTGCCGCAAGCAAATCAAAGATGGCATCGGGTACGATATGTATCTCGACAACATCAAAGCTGTGCACACGAAAAAAGCCGCCAAAGCGAAAGACAAAGGCAGCGATACCGAAGACGAAGAGTAACAGCTACACGGGAAAGGGGCCATTGCGCCCCTTTACCCTTTTCTGGAATACACCACGCGACAAAATCGCATTGAGGTAATCATGGGTGAGCAAGATTATTACTACGTGCTTGAGCATCACGAAAACAAAATCGTCAAAGTGCATCGCGTTGATGTTGGTACACGGCGCATCGGATTGAATGCGCAAGTGCGAAGCATGTTGGCTTTTGGAAATTTCGAAAGCGACCGTAAAGTCAAAGCGTTCAACAACGCTATTCAACCCAACACATTTCTTCCACGTTCGTTTCGCGTAATGTCGTCTGGTCAATATCAGGCTGCACTTGAGCGTAACGATCTATTGGCAGACTTCGTTGCAAACGAATTGCTAACCTACGGTGTTGCTTTCACAGAGCACAGCGGGCCTAAATCGTTTTGTGAATCCATTGGCTACGACCGGGTAAAGAAGCGCTACATTCAATCCAGTTGAATAGGTGCAAACCCCTGTATACGTATCCAAGTGTGACCAACTTCCGCTATGGCCGTGAGTTGCCTAAGTGCTTGATATCTGGTAGACTTATGGGCTCGGGGCGAGTGCGCCCCGAGGGAAGGTACTCACACCATAAGGGAAGTTGACGCGGTGCCGAACACCCGTTCGGATGGATGAACAATAACCCCATAGGACTTCGATAATGACTATCGAATATCGGCGCGTGCTTAATCGCACAGTGACCAATGGAAGCACAGCAACGGACGAACACGATTCTGAGAAATCGGTTTGTGGAGCCAGCTTTACGTTGCTTGAAGCAGTACGAAGGCAAAGTATCGTGTGTAAACACGAATGGTAATTTTATATTACCGGGCCGATTTTTGGCCTATCCTACGTTTGAAATGGGGAAATGCTTGTGTTCGATAACCTAATCGCAGAACTCGATGCCTTTGAGCAAACAGTAAGCAGCGGTAAATTGCCCCGCCGCAGCGTGCTGACCGCTCAACTGGATAGCATTAAAAAAGAAATCATCATCAAGCTGAATCAGCGTAGTTTGCTGCCCGGTTCGAAATCCATTCTGAATAAAATCAGCCGTCTCGCTGATGATTTGATTACTGGCCTTGCTTCGCCAGAAGTCATGTCAGGAAAAGATTTCGTGATTGCGGTACGCGATAAATTCGGCCCGTTGAATGCTGCCCTTACCAACATCGGTAAAGGCAAAGCACTGGACGCTGACCAGAAGGCGCAGATGCGTACACTGGAAAGCGATGAAGACAAAACCAGCGTTATCAACTCGTTGATGGAAGGGTGGAATTTCGGCCCGACCAAAATCAACGGCGATGATCGTTCCGGCCAAGACGCAGATGAGGATGTTCGGTTTTTCCTGCATTCGAATTTCAGTCTTGACCAGTTGAAGATGTTTGATCGTGAAAAGTGGGATCAAGTTACGTACAAGGAAATTTTCTTGCGTAACGACGACACCACTCGCAAACTGAAAGCTGAATTGGTTCGTCGTGGTGAAGCCGATTACAAAGCATTGTCGGAATCGTACCGCGAAGTTTCCAAACGTTTGCCACACAACATCGCACACGGCCCGTTTACCGCAATCAAGTTCCCGGTCGTAACGGTTTGGCAGGAAGTGGCTGCATCGAAGAACGAATTCATTATGCGTAACGCTGGTTTCAAGGTTACTCGTGTTGGTTCGCACTTTTCGATTCTCGAAAACCAATACCTGTTGTGCATTGATTTGGACAAAGCCGGAATCGGCGATGCAATTGTTTTGACCAAAGACAAACGCACCAAAACCAAAAAGACCGATGGCCCCCTTTGGGACACCGCGCAGAAAATTGTAAATACTATCAATGCAAGGTCGTCGGTGAAGTATGCCATCGCCTCGCATACCATCGTGCGTAACCCGCGCAATGCTCGCATTGCATTGGTCTGGCTGATTACTGAAAAGCAACGGCTCGCACTGACGGAAACCCTTCACAGCCGTGAAGTAGATTGGGATATCCCGCGTCACGACGACAAGGCGCCAAACGTTAGCCATGGTGTTGCACCAGCGCATCGTTTCGAGAAGCGTCCTCGCAATGACTAATGCCGAAAGGTATAAGCAAGGGAATTGCACAATCTGCGAAAAATGGTTTCCGTTATTGCACTGGCACCATACGGTTCCGCAAGCATGTGGTGGTAAGGATAGTTTGCAAATCCCACTATGCGCATCGTGTCACAACATCCTACACGCCCACGGTTTGGACGAAGTAGGAAAGTTGAAAAATCCGGGTAGAAAAAGTTCAAGAATTTTTTGGGCGAATCCTACCATGGAAAACAATGCAGGCCCGTATCTCAAGATACTGGTAGAGGCGATCCAAAATGACGAATTGGTTAGAGGAAAACTCTACACCATGATGTTTAAGGCGCCCCCGGCATTGCATACCGCACTGCAACTGTACAAACTGGACAGTAATGCAGGATCATTAGAAAAGTCGATCCTGCTTGCACTTAGTGAATTTATGAGACATAGGGGCTATTTGGACAATGAGCAGCATTCAGCAAGGAATCAACAACAAGGTAAAAACGGCGCTCCGAGAAGTAAGCCCGACCTGTGGTGATTGCAGCGGCTTTGAGTGTGAGATTCTGATCGACGGGAACAAAAAGACTTGTTCCAAGCTGGAAAAGATCAAATCAAGTAAACCATGCACGCAGTTTGTTCCAAATGTAAAAAATGTAGGAGCAGTTCCACAATCGCAGTTGAGCGCGTTGGCATCCCTAGTGAACCAGTTTCCCGCAGAGGCGACACGTGCACTAGGCATTTTGATGTTCAACGATAGCAAGACCCGCAAACAGGGAATGCAGTTCATGCAAAAAGTGTTCGTGCGCTATCGCGGCGCGTCGAACCGGAATTACATTTCCAATTTCATGAGTGCGTATGTGCTGTACGCCACAAGCAAGCACTACAAACTCATTTCCGAAGACGGACGTTGCACGCTGACCTATGGTGAGCATTGCCGCCCAGTTATTTTTACCGAAACCGAGTTTGAACCTCTAATGCAATCCATGCGATTGCGGGGGAACATGGTCGATCCAGATGTTGAGCAATTGATTAATCGTCGGTTCCGCGCAGAAGAGGAACACGAACTGGAAATTGTTGACGATAGCCGCTTGGGCGAAGTCGCAACCATTGACAGCGTGTTCGCCGGTAACAACATCAAGAAAGGTCGGAAGAAAGGTTTACCCGATCTTATCTCGCTGGTGGCCGAAGCGTCGGAAGGTTACGAAGTCAAAGGCAAAGCGAAACAATATTCGCGTGCTGTCAAACGTGATCGTGGAACTACTGCGCCTCCTACTAAACGGAAGCGTGGCGAAGACTACATTATCGACGTGACAGGCGGGAACGAATAATGCTCGTTAATTACATTCAGTCTATTGGAATTGATCCAAATTCACCGGATGGAAAACGTTTGTTGGAAGAATGCATTTTGTGCATGGCCGGTGTGAACACCGCTTTCGACTTTCAGCACAACGTAAAAACCATCGACCTCAAGCCGACTGGCATGAGTGGTAAAGACCTGCGCCTCAAATTAATGGAGCACAGTTACTTTACCTTGAATGTGAAGTACGCGGCGTTGTTTATGGGCATGAGTCCAACCAACGCGGACACGTACAACAAAGTCCAAGCGTACATTTGTACAGAAGACGTGCCGATTTTCCGTGAGGTGTTTGCACGTCGGAAATTGAAAAGCCGTGTTAAACAGCACTGCATTAATCGCCACTTGGGTCTGCCTGATATCACCCTTCACCATATGCGGGTGCAGAAAGACCTATTTGATTTCCACATCGCCAAAGTCAAGAAGCACATCAAGTTCAAAGTTTACAAACAGATGCGTTTCATTTCCAAGGCAGAAAATATTCCGCTAGACGATTTGCATAGTGAAGTGACGTTGCGTGTGATCCGGGCATATTACCAGTTGCTCCCGACCCGGCAATCATCCGACTACATCACGAACTACCTACGTTCCTCCGCATCGAAATGCGTTGTGAACATGATTAAAGCGTACACGACTGCGAAGCGTGGTCGAATGGTGAAAGGCGCGGCTGACGGTTACGGCGGCAACGAATTTTTCCTTGTATGCGAGTCGGAGAATCAGCACAAGGCAGGCGCCGATGATGCTGAATATTCCTACGAAGGTTTGTCAAATGCAGTGAGCACCGAAGAGACACGACACGTTGATTCGGCAATCCTGTTTGAACGCCTGCTGTCTCCTTACGTTGGGCGGAAACGTGCAGCGTTGGAAATTCTAGCGGGCCAAAACGACGATGGTTTTAGTGCGTACCTGCGGAAGAAAAAGTCGATCAAGGAAGGCGACGATCATGCGGATTATCAACGCCGCGTGGCGCATACAACTTTTCTGAATTCTTTAGCGGATTACCTCGGTGTGATTCGTGAAGCGTTTATGAAATTTATTTCCAGTATCGGCGATAAGCTGGTTGCGCATAGGGAGTTCGCTTGATGGAAGCTCTAGAGGCGCGTGCGTTCGAAATGTGGAAAGTCGAAACGACTGCCACGTACAAACGACTTGTGCTCGTGGAACTGTTCAATCTAATCAAAGCACAGGCGAATCAAACTGATAACCGCCTGTTCAGCGATTTGAAAAAGGTGCGCATTAATCTGACTCGTGATGAGTTCGAATGCGCACTGAGTTCTCTGTATGTATTTGAGGTAATTGGTCTGTACCCTGTCCGCGCAATTGAAGGGCAGGCACGACACGTTAATCTCAAGCGCAAGAATCTGCGCACATGGAAAAAGTATCTGAGCTACATGAAGGCAATCCAGCCAGAAGCAGTTTAGTAGTGGGTAGTTAGATGCAGATTCACAGTCAAACGGCAGAAATGCGGGCGTTGATGACAATCACGTCCAAGAAAATCTCCGAAGAAAAACGTACTCTGTGGCTCGGCAAACTCAACAAAGAACTTTTCCACACGCCGGTTTGTCGCCAAGCTTTCGAGCGAATCGACAAGCTGGCTCGGAAACGTTTCAAGATCATCAGCTTCAAGAGCCTGCTGGAAGACCCCAGCCTCGACGAAGATATCCGTGATGTACTTGCAAATACACGTGAAAAACCGTGCATCAAAAATAACGAACGTGAAGAGACGCTCGGCACTCTAGAAGAGTTTCGAAAAATTCGAATCATGTACGAAGCTGCACGGACAACGTTAGAGAGCCTAGAAGAGTCGGCTGTTGATACAGAAGCTATGCTCATGTCTTTGTCCACTGCTGTGGCCAAAGCGAACGCTGCAAAGAAAGAAGACACGTTCATTCTGCACTTCGGTCAGAACAGTAACAGCGATGATTTGATTGATCGCATTTGTCGTAACGAAACGCCGCCACGTTTGAAAACTGGCTACGTTGAATATGATAAAGTGAACGGTGGTTTTCCTGATAACGGTGTGGTAATTCTGGCCGGTACAACATCCGGCGGTAAGTCCACAATTGCGATGAACATTTGCCGTTACATGTTTTTTGAAAACAACTTGAGCACCCTGCGTATCACGCTGGAAATGCAAGAGATTCAAGAAACGCAACGTCTGCTGTCGCACATGACGGGTATCCCGCTCAAGCGCTTCAAGCATGCGAAGCTAACGTCAGAAGATAAGCGCAAAATTCGTAAGGCAAACGAAGACCTCAAAGCTCACGGTAAGAAACACAAAATTGATTTTTCGTCTCACTCGCCGAAAGGTGGTATGACGATGGATGACTGTATTCGTATGGCTAAGCCATTCGGGTACAAAGTAATCGTGATCGACTATGTGGGTCTGCTTGAGGAAGAGGAAGGCGCCGATCAGTGGAAATCTCTGATGAACGCCGCCCGTATTGCGAAGACGTACACGCAAGAAACTGGCGCGTTGGTAATTCTGCTTGCCCAGCTTGACGATGAAAAAGATAAGCTGCGTTATTCCAAAGGTATGAAAGAACACGCCGACGTTCTGTGGCAGTGGAACTATTCCAAAGCTGAACAGCGCGAACTGCGTATCATTCCGATGGAAGTCACCAAGGATCGTGATGGTGAATTGATGCGTTTCGAATTGGCGGAACGTTTCGACATTATGACGGCATTCAACCTTGATGACGCCATGAAAGCAGAAGGTGGAGGCAACATTGAGTTCGAAGACGACGGACAGGAAGACGAACCGAAAAGACTTGGCAAGGGAAAGAAG